TAGGTTATGGTTCAGAAGTCAGACACAGCACTAGTAGTCCCAAAATAGAGTTATAATGAAGCTCACTGCTCCTCAACAAACTATTTCTGACGATAAAAGCAGATTCAGAGTTGTGGCGGCAGGCAGACGTTTTGGCAAAACATTTTTAGCCATTAATGAGCTGGCTAAGTTTGCCAGGTTCCCTAATCAGAAATGTTTATATATGGCTACAAGTTATAGGCAAGCCAAAACAGTTATCTGGCAGGATTTATTAGATACTTTATACAGCAAGAACTGGATCAAGCGAATTAACCAATCAGAACTAATGGTAACATTAGTAAATGGTAGCACTATAACCCTGCGTAGTTCAGAAAATAAAGATTCTTTGAGAGGCGGTAAATATAATTTTATAGCACTGGATGAATTTGCAGACATGGATCCTGATACCTGGTTTAGTGTGTTGAGACCCACATTATCAGATACATTAGGACATGCTATGTTTATAGGATCTCCTAAAGGTCGTAACCATTTCTGGGACTTATGGGCACAGGCTGGTGCCACAGAGGATTGGAGTAGTTATCAGTTTACTACTATACAGGGCGGACAGGTGGCTCCCAAAGAGATAGAGGATGCTCGCCGAGATCTAGATGAACGCCGCTTTCAGCAGGAGTATGAGGCACAGTTTATCACCTACGAATCTGTTATCTTTTATGGCTTTACTGAACACAATGTAATTAAAAAAGATATTCCTGGCATAAACAACATGCCATTATATATAGGAATGGATTTTAATATCTCGCCAATGAGTGCTGTTATAGGAATTAAAAGTAATGATGCCTTGCATATTATAGATGAGATAGAAATATATGGCTCAGATACATTTGAAATGGTCAAGGAAATTAAACACAGATATCCTGACCGTGTTTATAATGTTATGCCAGATGCCACAGGCAGAGCAGGGTCTACCAATAGTGTTATAAGTAATCATGTTATACTTAAAAATAATGGCTTCAAATTATTTACAGATTTAACTAATCCTAGTGTAGCAGACAGCATAAATGCCGTGAATGCATTATTGCGTAACAGTAGCGGCGAAATTAGATTGACAATAGACCCACAATGTGTTAGACTCAGAGAGTGTTTAATTAAACACACATACAAAGAAAACACCAGACAGCCTGACAAGAATTCAGGCTTTGACCATCTAACTGATAGTTTGAGATATTTGGTTTTTAAAACATTCCCAATAAAACAGAATGTAAGTCGTGGTGCACCAGTAACCAGAAGCGTAGGAAGGATGTTATAATGGATAAGCAAGTAGAATATGTAATTAGTGTTATAGAACCAGAACAGGAATACCTAAAGTATTTCAGAAATAGTAATTTAGATAATTGTAGACAAAAGGCACAAGAGTATTTGTGGGGGTGTCCAGAAGGCACCAAATACATTTATATAACTAGCAGGTTGTGTGATGCAAAGTAAACATTCATTTAAAGTTTGGAACGAACAAGGTAAATATATGACCAGATATACCACAGAAGAAGTATATAAAATTACAGTCAATTACCCTAAAACACACAGGACATTAGAGTTTATAGGCATGGACCGTGGTAGTTGTATATTGCAGGCAGAAGTAGCCAAAGAAGAAGGCGATACTGTGATGCTAATGATTACAGAGGATACTGTAAAATTATTACACAAGGAGAAATTAGATGGCTGATAATAGTTCACATGGTGGCAAAGGCAGTAAGGCACCCAAAAAGAACAGTAGCCAGTGGGTAAAGAACGAAAAGCTCATTAACAGTAACAGTAAGTTACGCAGGATGCGAGATATTGGAGAAGGCTTTAAGCCAGGATCAGGCATAAGCACTGGTGTTAATGATGAGCAATACAAAGATGGTTATGACAAAATAGTTTGGAAAAAGGATAAACCCAAGCCTAAGTTTAAAGTTCGCATTAATGGTGTTTTACAATACCCGGAAGACGATGAGTAAGCAGTGGCACGGCGGTAAGGGAAGTCAGAGGCGCAATGCCAATGACAAGGCTTATGCTGATAATTGGGATAAGATATTTAAAAAAGAGAAAGAAGTCTTTAAGGAGTTTAACGGCAAACGTAAAACTAATAAAGACGGTTCAGATATAGAATTTCCAGAACGAGTTAATATAAACAGCAGAGACCCTAAGGTTTAGTAGGTTTATAACTTACTGGCGTAATGGTATTTTTGCGATCCCACAAATTCCTTTTATAATCCTTATTAAAGAAGTTTCTCATATCATTACTGCTAGGCCTTGCTTTATTTGTATGTGGTGTATTGCTTTGTCTTAATTGATTTACTAAATCTTCTGTAGTAATATGTTGCAATTCAAACAGTTCATTATACCATTCAGGATAAGCCAATCTGAGTTGTGCCTTTTCTGTATCATCTAAACAGTCTTTAACTAATTGCCTTAATGGTGCATCTTCAAATTTTAATTGTTCTAATGTAAAAGATTCAGTTCCAATAGTTACGCAATCGTTAGCCCAATCACATGTTATGTTAATAGTTCTTTTATACATTATGTAAACTTAATTGTATCGCCTTCTGAAAACCCTTCTGGTAATTCATTAAACAATTCAATACCTGCTCTGTTTAGCAACGCAATCATTTGCGGACTATCTAATAGTGAATAACGGTAGCCCTGGCTTTGTGCAATGCGTCTGGCACCTTCACGAGTGTTTTTATTGTATTTGTGTTCTGCTCTGCTTTTATGGATTCGAGTTCGAATTGTGCCTTCTCTTAAATTATTATATTCTCTCATATTATTCTCCTATTATGTCTGCAACATCATTCCAACTTACACCAGGGTGCATACTAAATGTGCTGTCAGCATCTATTACATCTATATCTTTATATTTAAAGGCGCCTTTAAGGATTGCTGTGTCAGATTTTAAATCGTAATTAATAACTTTTTTCCATCTGGTGTAATTACCAAAATTACTAACTACATGAGTTTTAACTTCTTCACGGTTCTTTGGATCCCAAAAACTTATAGTTCTATATTTTGTTTGCTCATTACGGCTACTTCTGGTATCAGTAACCTCTATGGGTATTAATGTATCTGTAGACTTAATCATAATCCTTTCCTGGCTTCATGTGGATAATTTTCATGTTGTGGCATAAGCCAAAACCTACTGCTTTTTACATTTCTGCTTTCTCTCCAGTCATTTTTACCAAATATAACGCCTTTATTAGGTCCTTCTTTTTCTCCAGGATGGTAAGCATCGCCATATTTTTTAACCTTTACTCTAACACTTTGCGGATGTATGTTTAATTCAAATGCTAATTCTACATCTGTTTTATGATGTATTTTTTCGCATAATGTAGGGTTTTTGCGTCGCTGATAAGGATTTTTATAGAGATATACCCTTTGATGTATTGCCTCGGTGCTAACACCTTCTTGTTTTGCTAAGTCAGTGGCATGTATACCCCACTTGTCTTTAAATCCAGTATATGAATGTTGAGATTCAACATACACTCTGTCGCTAGATTTACGATGTCTATACTCTGTATATTTTGTCATAAGTTGCTCCTATAATAGTTTTAATATATTTATTATACATTATTATTTATCTAAGTTAAACATTTTAGTTAAGTTTTTAGGTAACAAATATTATAAATCGGATAAATAGTCTGGTAATATTACATAAGAACAAATACCCCTATAGGAGCAACTTTTGAGCGACTACTTAGACTTTATCACGTCAGCACATTCCCTATATTCCAGATACTATAATGAGTGGAGACTTTGCATTAATTCATATTATGGCGGAGTAGAATATAAGGACGGTCAATATCTTAGAGCATATCAATCAGACTTAAACACATCCAGCGAAACTATCAGCACATACTCATTAAATGATGACGGTGTTGTAGATGGCAAAAGCAGGGCTCGTGTATCATATGGTTATGATCAGAATGCTGTAGTAAGAGGAGATGTAGACGTAAGCAGAGGCAGTTTTTACAATGAGAAATTGGAAAATACGCCAGTATACAATTATGTTAAATTAATTGTTGCAGAATACAACAGTATGTTATTTAGAACAGCACCACAAAGGATGCTACCTGAAACATCTGAGATAGACGATTTTACTTTAGATGTAAATGGAGAAGGGGATAATTTAACAGAGTTTATGAGCCAGGTAGACGTAATGACTACTATATATGGTGTTTGCCATGTAGAGTGTTACAAACCAGTAGGCTCAGATATTCCTAAATGGAAGTTACATTCTCCTACAGATGTAACTAACTGGGATTACAGATACGACTTAAATGGTAATTTATTACTGGATAAAATGGTTATTCAATTAGAAAACAATGACTATCATAGTGTATACAGATATTATACACCGAGCACTATAGAAACTATATGGGTAGGACAGGACGAGGATTATATGCCTCCTGTTAATTCAGACGAATTAGAAATGTTTGATGACTTTAGTTACAGAATAGTGCAAGAAAACGAATTAGGTTACATACCAGTAACCACAATATACCAATCACAAAAAGTATACAATGGTGTAGGAACCACCGTAGTTCAGGATGTTGCTGGAATACAGAGAAGTATTTTTGGCGATAGTGCAGAGGCTTATGCAATTTTAACTTATGGAGCTCATCCTTCATTAGTTTTGGACGAGACTACAGCACAAATGAACGACGGACAGGTAGGGGCAGAACCTGGAGCAACAATCCAGGTGCAGGCAGGACTTACAGGAGAAAGCAGTTATGTTTTTGAATATGTCAGTCCAGATCTAGCAAATATGGCTGAGATCAGAATAGGCATAGACAGTAAAATAGACAAATTAAGCCAAATTGCAATGTTGCGTAGTGAGGATTTAATAAAATCCAGTAACAGTGGGCAACATATAGAAGTATATGACGATAAATTAGCCGCTTTAATTAGAAAAAAAGCAACCAATTTAGAGAATGCAGAAAGTAATTTATGGGATACCTGGTTTGATTGGACAAACCAACAAAAACCAGACGATTTTAGCATAAGTTACAACAGACAATACAATAAAAGAGCAATTGAAAGCGAAATGGCAGAAATCCGTTTAGGAATGGACATTTTAAAACAATATGACAGTATGTTTGGCGTAAACATACCAGATGAGATACAAAGTTTTGATACAGAGGCAGAAGCATTAGCAGAAGCCCGTAGACTTGGTGGATCAGGCAGTCATAGTCATTCAGATGACGCTGGTAACATAACATATATGCCGTTTATGACTCATGATGAGTATGATGCGGCAGTTCAGGCTATTAGAGACAGCCAGGACACAGAAGAAGATACAGAATTCAAAGACGAAATGCGTGACAAGATACGCAAGAGGCTACGACAGTTGTTGGATGCAACCACAACTGATAATGGCGTCTAATTATCTTGATTACCCGTAACTTCTAGGGAGTAATAAAGGAGAAAATGATGAGTGAGACAATCACAAATGATACACCAGTTGCAGGTGAAAATGTGCAACCAGTAACAACAGATACTGGCATAGATACGGAAGTATTAGCAAAATCTGATGATGTTGTAATAGAGTCAGCACACAAGAAATCTAATAAAGTGGAAATTGTGGGCGACAAGATGATGGTTGACGGAAGCCGTGTTTATCAACGCGACGATGTTAACAGAATTGCCGCATCAGCCAAGAAAGAAGCAGAGGCTAAACTTTTAAGCGATTTACAGTTAGATAGTTTTGACCAAGTAAGAAGTGTAGTAAACCAATTAAGGAATACAGACACTGAACAAGGTGATACTCTTAACATAAGTCAATTAAAGGATAGTGTTAAAAAGAAGGAGCAGACAGTTGCAGAACTGCAAGCCGAATTAAGTAAAGTTAAGACGGATTTTGCATTGAAACAACATGTAGGCACTCTTAAAGATAACATGCCTAACAGTTGGGATACCAACCAGAAGGATGCTGTTATTGATTTAATGTCGGCCAGAAATATGCTACTTTTAGAAGGTGATACATTTGCTATTAAAAATGGTGAAGATTACCTAACTGTAGATGGTGAAACACCAGACTACAAATCGGCTGTTGAAGTAGTTGGAAAAACATTAGGCTTACCTTTTGCTAAAAAAGGCGTTGCAACATTTGACGCAGACAAGCAACCAAATGGAGTTGTAGGCACCAAGGAAGTTGATGCAGGTAAACTGAAGTCAGATCCTGCTTACAGAGCCGCTTATGTTCGTTTGCGAACTCAGAGCCCTACTGGTAGCAGAGGTAGTATTACCGATGCACAAGTAAAGGCAATGATTAGAAAATAACTACAGTTTAAAGAATTTTAAACTTATATAAATTAACTATATCAAAGGAGATATATCATGGCGACAACAACAAACGTTGCAAATTTATATGAAGACGTAGTCGCTGATTTAATACCGTATTTTGACAATTTTGTCCTACTACCAAATCAGCAACTTATTCTTAACGCATATAATATCACAGGCGGAACAGGTAACACAATGAACGTTCCTGTAACAAACGCTTGGACAACTGGGGCAACAATAAACCCAGGAAATAAAATTATTGATATTGGTGGAAACGATCAAGCAACTCCAGTTAACGACTTTGCACCAACATCAGTTCAAATAACAGCAGTAAAACGTGGATCCGGAACTTTAGTTACGACTGAAGATATGGAAGATGCGGGTTATGACACAGTTAGAAACGCAGTAGTAACTCGTCTGAGTCGTGCGATCGCACAATCCACGGATTTGGGTGGATTTAACGTAATGGGTCACAACTTAGAAGCGGCTATGACTAACCTTGCAAACGTAACAGTAGGCATGGACGGTTTATCAGCAACTGCAAACGTAGGCGCATGTGAATTGGGATACGTATTTTCGGATCACGCTTTAGGCTATATGGTAAAAAGAGAGCCAGAAGTCAAGATGCATGAATCTGTAAATAGGGACCAAATTGAACTAGTCAGCACGGTCAGGAACGGATTTAAACAAATTCATCCTACATTTATTAGAGCTATTGCTACTAAGGCAGGAATCGGACAAGCCAATGCGGCGACACTCGACTTCTTTTCTACGTCGGTCGCAGAGCTCAGAAATGTCAATGCACCATCTGATTTTCAGGGCCTATATGCAGGCGTAATTACACCAGGACAAGAATTAGCACTTGCTAAAGAACTTAACGGTGTAGGCGGAATTAGCTCAGGTTCAATTGGATCAGTAGCTCAAGACTTAGCCAATGACGCATTATTGCAAGGTTTAATTACTCAAGCAATTGGAATTTCGTTCATTAGAAGTAATAATACACCTACAGGATTGGCGTCAGTCTAACCCAGTAGATAATAATTTATAAGAGAAAAATATGGCATTTATAGTAGCAGACGGAAAAGTAGTAACATACGCAGAAGCAAATGATGTAAGGGATAAAGATCAGAGACTTTTCGAAGCCAATGAGATTGACTTTACTAATGTTCCTGACACGCCTGGTAATCTAAATAATTATATTGAGGATCTCACTACTAAAACTACAAATCGAATCAATCAAAAGATCAAGATGAGTAGCCAGTGGAGAGAGTATATCAATCATGCAGGTATCAGTTATTCTAGTATTAACAGTTTACCTGACTTTGATCCAATAAAAATATTAACTCACAAAGAATCCTTCACAGACATGTGTAGTTTTGGGGCCTTATATATGTATTTGTTGCCTAAAATAGCAGACTTTGGTAATCCAGAGTCTAGCGAAGTGCAAAAGATACAGTATTTTGAAACAAGATTCAATGATTTGTTTGAAGAATTAATGAATGACTTTACATTCTACGACGCAGACTCAGATGGGACTGTGGAAGATGGCGAGAAACAGGTTAGTTTCCAGTTAAATCGCAGAAGCCGTGGACGTAAAGCAATTACCAGAGTGAGCTAACAATGGCCTTTAGAGATACTTTATTCGCAAATATATCAACAGCAGTAACAGGCACTAGTGTAAGTATTAGTGCCGAGTTGCCTTTTGATAGTGCAGGAGAACCGCTTTATAATAAAAATATGAAGTTTGTTTACCTGGGCGAAGACCAAATCAGCAAGGAAGTTTTTATAACTACACTTGATGATGCAGATGTTTCTCAAACAGAAACCAGTGTTACAGGATTTTTGAGCGTGGATGCTAAAAATCCGTTAACTGATATAGAAACCGTAGTCGCTTCAATAATAAACAGTAGAAATAGTGTTGCTGATCAGATCACAAGAGATTGTGAAATGACCACAAGTATTGATGCAGACGTTTTAACTTATGAATTTAATTTTAATTTTATTACCGTATAATAGGAGAAACCAATGGCGATAATTAATGTAAGTGCAGGATCAGAAGCAGTATTAGTCCTAGGGGATAGTGCCGCTAATGCCAACATTGCCGGAAGTAGTGGACTCACAACCCCTCGTATGCAAGACATAACTTTAAACAATTCGACAGGCGTTTTTAGATTTAAAACTCTAGATAACACAGCCGAAAGTGCAGTGACAACACCAGCAACAAACCAGATTACTCTGAACGTTGTTGTAGATGATGCCGCTTTCTTTGGCACAGGCGCCGCTGTAGATACAGTTGTATCAACAGGATTGTTTGGTTGTAGTAAAAACAAAACCAGAGTATTCTTCAATGCTGGGTTCCAAGGAACTGACAGTGGAAGCAAATACCTATCTGGTAGTGGTTTTATTAGTGGACTTGCTCCAACAGTAAACATGGATAGCCCAGTTTGGGTTACACCAGTAACTATTGAGGTAGACGGAGACTTTGCTAACGCAAGTGTGGCATAATAACCTGCTAAACAAATAGCATAGTATGAGGGCTTTAATTAGCCCTCAGACTTTATGAGGAACAAAAATGTTAAAAGCAACAACAGTTGAAAGATTTAAAGATTGGTGTAAACATGCAAAAGCAAGTGATAAATTTACTTGGGAAGGCAAAGGATATACTATGGCAGAATTTAACGCATTACACTTTGGTGGAAATGAGCAAAAAACTGCAGAAACAATAAATACAGATATAGAGGAAAAAGATGAAGATTTGGAACGATCACACGATAGCAGAGATACTGATATCGATTGAAGCCGAGATGGCTAAAGCACAGAACGAAATGAAATGTGCATATAGAGATGTAGATAAAGCATCAAGCAGAATAGCATTTGTAAATAGTGCTGTTCAGAATTTAAAACAACGTCAGCAAGACGAAAATAAAGATTTATAGGAGAAAGATATGAAATTAAGTGAACTATCACAAAAACCACAACTAATTAAAATCCTGATTGATAAGGATACAATCGTAGAAAAATACGGTGAAGAATTAGAATTCCACATTTACGACAGACAACCACTAGACGTGTTTACTAAATTAGCAAACGCAAAAGAGGATACTGCAGGTGTGACTGAACTAATACAGGATATGATATTAGATGAAGATGGCAATGCAGTAGTTAAAGATGGTAATGTGTTACCATTAGATGTCATTATGGAGGCAGTAACACTGATAACATCAGAGTTGGGGAAGTAACAACACATCAGATAGTAGAGGGATCAGCAGATACCAATAGTATACTGATGTTAGATGCAATAGCAAAACGATATAGTGTTTTGCCAAGTCATTTGATACAACATGGTGATACATTTGATTTAATGGTTATGGATGTAGCAGTAAGTTATGAAAGACATGCAAATAATAAACATAACGGGACAGCACACCAGGATTATGACAAAGAAAGTTTAATAAAAGCAATGGAAAGTGTAAGAGGAAATGAAACTAACAATTAATACAAGGCAATTCGACAGGTTAATTAATGATCTAGATGAAATGCCTATTTCTGTTATGAAAACATTATATCCTTATTATGTAAATAAAACACCTATACGATCCGGAAACGCTCGTAATAAAACTAAATTAAACAGGGCAACCATTAGCAGTAAATATCCTTATGCTGAGCGGTTAGATACAGGTTGGAGCAAACAAGCACCAAATGGATTCACAGAGCCCAGCATTAAACAATTAGATCAACTAATTAAAAATTACATCAAGCGAGTATCATAATGGCTAAAAAAATAGAAGTAGCATTAACACTAGACAATAAACAATTTGACAGAAATATCACTCAAAGTGAAGCAAAAGTCGATAAGTTTAGTAAAAACAGTAGTATAGGTATAGGTAAAGTAGGAGCCGCTCTTGCGGCACTGGGTGGTGCTGAGGCATTAAGAGGAATTGTGGCAACAGGTGCCGCATTCCAGGACTTACAAAACAGTTTAAATGTTGTATTTGGTGGTGTAGATCAAGGCGCGGCCGCATTTGATAGGGTAAACCAGTTTGCCGCTTCAACACAGTTTTCAGTTCAAACTTTAACTGGTGCATTTATACAATTAAAAGGTGCTGGTATTGAACCTACTGACCAGTTACTACAAACATTTGCCGACACGGCTTCTGTATCAACAGACCAAGCAGGCACATTAACAGCCGCATTAGATCTATTAACCAGAACAACTGATGGTGGTTTAGGTTTAGTTGACTTGCAAAGATTACAGGACAGAGGTGTTCCTGTATTTGCAATATTAAAAGAACAGATTGGTAAATCCAGAAATGAATTATCAGAATTTGGTAAAACAGCCGCTGGTGCTAAAATAATTACAGACGGCTTAATTGCAGGATTAAATCAAAGATTTGGTGGAGCATTAGCAACTCAGGTAGGCTTAATAAACTTTGAACTTAACCAGTTAGGCGATGCCACAGATAAATTTCAAAAGGCATTATTTGACACATTTAGTGAAGACGCCGCAACAAGCATACAAGGCCTAACATCTGCCATAAACAAATTAGCAGAAAACATGGATGGCCTATTGCAAATAGGAAAAGGTTTAGCACAGATATTTGCTGTGGCAACAATTATATTCCCATTTGCAAGAGCACTCGGAGCCGCATCAAAGGCTATGTTTAGTTTACAAAAAGGAACAAGTATATTTGCCGCCGGTGGGGCAGGACTACTGGCACTTTTAGTAAAAATTAAAGATAGTGTTAAAAAATTCTTTATAGCACCTTTTACTGCGGCAGGTAAAGCAATAGGTAGACTATTTAGAAAAGAAGGACCTAACGATATACTATCAGGCTTAGGTAGATTAAAATTAGCCGCGCAAAAAGTGGGTGAAGGTTTATTGTGGATTGGTGGAACAGTATTAGGTATAAACGGTTTAAAAAATGCCATGGAAGGTGCTTCAGAGGTTGCAGAAGACTTTGCAGAAAAAATGGGTCCACCCAGAGAGTTATTTGATGCAAGTGAATTAAAAAAAGCAACAGACGAATTTAACGAATTAACTGACAATGGCACATTGTTTGATATGGAACCTGAGGCAGAAACACCTATTGCAAAAACATTGACTGCATTACAAAAATATATGGAAATGTTAGATGATGTTGTGCCTTCTGCATCTACTTTTGAAGCAGAATTATTAAAATTAAATGAAGCATTAGGTGATCCTAAAACAGTAAAAGAAATAAAAGATTATGAAAGTGCCTTAGATGCCTTAAAAGATGCATTTAATATAAATGAAGAGTTTGATAAGTTTTTAGAAAGTTTCGACGATGTTGACAGTATTTCAGAATATAATGATAAACTAACAGCATTAACAGGACTATTGAATGCAGGTAAAATTTCTGCAGATGAATTTGCAGACGCTAAAGAACAATTAGATGAAAAACTGGGAGATAATGAATCTCTAGTAGATTTTATATCAGTTTTAAATAGAGCAACAGATACCCTAGCAGATGATTTAGCAACCTCACTAATGGAAGGTAAAAGTGCCCTGGATAGTTTTAAAAACTTTTTTAGCACACTAGTAAAACAACTTATAGCAGATGCAATAAAAATGTTATTCATTATACCAATATTACAAGCAATTGGTTTTTCAGTAGGACCAACAGGATCTATTGCAGGTTTAAGTGGATCTGGTTTCTTAGGCAGATTTAAACAAACAGGTGCTGGAGGTGGTAACTTAATGCCTAACAGACCAGTGCTAGTTGGCGAAAATGGACCAGAAATATTTAGACCTTCTAGCTCAGGTAGTTTACAAGCAAATGGTATGTCAACTAATGTTATATACAATATAAATGCCGTGGATGCACCCAGTTTCCAAGCATTAGTGGCATCAGATCCAGAATTTATATATAGTGTCACCAGAGCAGGTGCCAGAAGAATACCAGGAGCAAGATAATGGATGCATTACAAGAAGTTATAGACAAAACAGGTTTTATAACAATAAACCAGAGAAAAAGTGCAGGTAGCACAATATCCAGAAGTGGCCATTTGAAGACAAGTGTGCAACAGGGAGGTTTATACAGATTTACTGTGGGTGCACCACAAGGACTAACATACTCTACAAACAGAGAGTTGCTTACTGGATTAGATGTTTTAGATGTTACTGTAAGTAGTAATGTATCTATAGGTAATGATGGCACACAAAAATTAGATTATATTACAAAATATCAGGGCGGTATAACAAATTCATCATATGGTATAAATGGACTTACACTTAATGGATTTTCAGGTTCAACATTATATATAGATGCTACAAATATTAGTGCAGGTTCAGGAACTATGTTTAAAGTTGGTGATTTTTTACAACCACATGGCAATACACAAACATACAAATACCCTTATCAGGTTACTACAGAAGTTGCATACAGCACAAGTTCAAATGTTCATGTTCAGGTAAACAGACCAATTATAGATCAGCCTGGTGTGTCATTAACTAGTGGTGGTCTTAGACTTGGCAGAGAAGTTTATTTTAATTTAACTTGCTTACAAAACCCTACATATAGTGTAGTGCCTTATGACCTTATAGAATTTACAGGTGACTTTGAATTAATGGAAACAATTATATAATGGCTACAACAATAACAAGTGTTCAGGAAAACAACATAAGTCATGCATTGTTTTTAGATGTGCAAATAGGCGGCAATGTGTATTACATGAGTAGTGCATATAAACCTATAACTATTGGCAGTAACACATACAATGAGTTAGGAACATTCTTAACTATAGATGATTTTTCAGATAACATACGTCAAACTCAGGGAGACATTGCACTAAGTTTATCAGGTATACCTTCTGAAGCAGACTATATGGCACAGATATTAGCAGAGCCTATAAAAGGTGGTAATGTTACTATACAGAGAGGATTTTTCGATTTAACTACTAACGAAATTATACCAGGGCAAGTATTTACCAGATACAAAGGTGTAATAACAAACTTTAGTGTGCAGGACGATGCCAGCAGAATAGATAATCAAGAAACAATGACTGTTACGGTTATGACCAGCAGTATCAATAGTGTTTTAAAAGAACAAATTTCAGGACAACGAACAAACCCAGAAGAGCGTAAGAGGTTATTTCCTGGCGATAAAGTATTTGATGAAATACCTAATTTATTTAACACAGCCTTTGACTTTGGTAAAGACTATGTAGCCGGAGGTGGCTATGGTGGTGGCGGAGGCGGAGGCGGCGGTGGCGGTGGCGGCCGACGTGGACGTAGATCTGCTACAATAGAAAGATAATGAATATCAGAACACCAGTATTTGCAGATTACGACAGAGTAATGGAGTTGCTTATAGAAATGGCAAATTACAATGAGCTGTCAGAATTACAAAATCCCAAATACAATGACAGGTATATCAGAAACTTAATTACTGATTGTTTGCAAACAGGTGTAGTATTAGTAGGCGAACATAAAGATAAGATAGAAGGCGTTATTATAGGAGCAGTATTTCCTAACATCTGGATGCATGATGTTAAATGGTTAAGAGAAATAGCGTTCTGGGTGTCAGAGAGCGCCAGACACAGTGAATTAGGCGTAAACTTAATATTAGAGTTTAACAAAAGAGGCGAAGATCTCATAGAAAAGAAACATATAGACAACTTTGTAATTACTAGTATGGAAAAACTACCAGTAGATTATACAAAGTTTGGATATCAAAAATTAGAAACAAATTACAGTTGGAGTAAATAATGGCACAGGTAGTTCCTTTTATTTTTAAAAAAATAGTTAGTTATATTGGTGCTAATTTAATCCACAATGCTATTGCGGCACACATAATTGGTGGTGTTATTGTAGCAGGACTGGCTGTGGCAACTGCCAGAGCATTTGGTGCCATGATGATGCCAGATATTCCTGGTATAGGACCAAACCCAGGCACCAGAATACAATTATCGCCGGACACAGGCAACAAAATACAAATAGTTTATGGTGATGTTTTAACATCAGGACCTATCTGTGATGCAAATATCAGTAATGAAAACAAAATGATGCATTATTTTACTGTTTTATCAGAAAAAACAGATACAGGCACATTTACTATAGGTAGTCAGGGTATAAGATTTGGTGATAAAAAACTTACATTTGGATCTGGAGCAAGTGCTCACATAGTGCAAAGTGTTTTTGATCAAAATGGAACATCTAATACTAACTGGTCAGGCAAAATTCGTGTCAGACTGTATGCAGGAGGCACAGCCGCAAGTAATCAGATATTTCCAGTGCCAGGTGGCCTTACTTCAGCCGTAGATGCAACCACAATGATGCCACATTGGACTAATACTACTAATTACAAAGCAACAGATTTAGTATTTGCTATGACTGAAATAGATTATGACCAGGAAGAAGGTTTAGTTAATATGGAACCAATGACTTTTAACTTGGTAAACAGTTTAACAGCACCTGGAAATGTAGTTATAGATTATATGACAAATAACAGATACGGAGCCGGCATTGCAAATACACTTATTGACTTTGATAGTTTTACAGGTTCAGGTAATTCCAGTGTAAGTGGGTATGGTAATGAAACAGTATCATTTACACAATTTCCTAGCACAGGTGCTACACAACCCAGGTTCCAAATTAATGGCACATTGGGCACATTAGATGATGTGCAAACAAATTTAGACAAATTAATGAGCAGTTGCGGTAGTTTTTTACTGTTTGATGGCAAACAGGGCAAATACAAAGGTTTACCTAACCAAATATATCAAAATCAAAGCAGTTGTTTTGTTGCAAATGATGATAATATTGTAAGTAAAATATCTATACAAAATACTGACTTGTATCAGCAGTATAATGCAGTAGAAGTAGAATATTTTGACAAAGAACGCAGAGATCAACGTAATTCAGTATTAGTAGAAACACCTAGTGCTGACAGAAACACTGGAGAGCCAGATAATAAACTAAATTACAGTTTAGAAATGGTAAACAACAAAGTTTCAGTAGAAATACTTGCAAATATTGATTTAAAACAAACCAGACTAGATAAAGTAGTAACATTTACTGGGGATCACAGTTTCTTGCAGGTAGATGTTGGAGATGTTATAAAATTCACTAACGAAACTTATGGTTTTACAGATAAACTATTTAGAGTTATGCAAATTAAAGAAGCAGAAGCAGAAGACACTACTTTAACATGCCAAGTAGTATGTTTAGAGTATGCAGATAGTGTTTATACAACACCTGCAGTAACAACAGATGCACCTTTTGCCAATGTTACTATACCTACGTTACCAGTAATAGGACCTATATACATTCCTGGTGTTTTTAATGGCACTTATAACAATACAACATTAGATCCTACAACATTTGGTAATGTTTTAGTAAATCAACATATGAAAACATTTGGTGCAGGAACGCAGTTAACAGACCAACCTAATAGTCATATTTTGGCAAACACTACAACAACTTTTAGAGATATTACAACACCAGAAAGTTACGATGTATCTGGAATAGACTTAGGTGACTATGAATTCAGCAGTAGTGCTAATTTAGGAGGAACATTATCAGGCATTTATGACTTAGGATTTAGACAAAGTATAACAATGACTTTTGCTAACGCAACTGCTACTGCAACACAAACAGTAACAGGAGGAGGCATCACAATAGATAATATGCCAGCCACAACACCACCTCCGCCTTTAAATGCTTCATTTAAAGTAAGTGTAGACCCTACCTCTTATGCAGGCATATCAAATGATATGTTGCCTACTACTGCAAATATTGTGTTGCAGGGATATAGCGATATAGGTGGCACAGGAGAGTTTGGTGGATTAAACTATGAATTTTTAAGAGTTACAAAAGGTGAGAAAGAATAATGTATAGAACTTTTTATGAAACAGCAACAGGCAGAATAGTTATATGTCGTAAAATGAACGATGATGCAGTAGCACAAAGACAATTAGTAAACACAGATCAAAGTTTTATAAATGAATATTGCATTAATCCGGAAGAATATAAAGTAGATTTAAGCAGTTTAACTTTAGTAGAATCGCCTAAAGTATATGATTTTCAAGGCTGGATGAGACAAAGACGTAATTTAATGTTATTAGAGTGTGATTGGACAGTAGGTGCAGATAGCCCATTAAGTGACAGTAAAAAAACAGAATGGCAAACATACAGACAAGCATTGCGAGATGTTCCTGACAGTCATAGCAGTATATCCAGCAAACAAGATGTAACATGGCCCACTAAACCGGAGTAAACTGTGAGTAAAAGACTAGGATTCTTTAAAGAACGTTATAGGCAACAATTTCCTTATACTCCTGCACCTGCAGGCACGGCTATTGTAACTCCTAGTTTAAGCAACAGTAATACTACAGTTGTATTTCATATTGATGGGACTAATATATCAGCAAATACTGTATTGGATTACAGTTTAAGTAATGTTACAAACAGTAATTTTGTATCTGGAAGTGCCTTAGTTGCAGGAACAGTAACATTAGACAGTCAAGGCAATGCAAATTTAAGTTTCACATACGATGAAGGTTACGATGCAAATAATACTGCTAATGTAAACTTCTTTATGAATGTTCAAAGCCAAGGCGGCAAAAATTTAGCAAACAGTAATGTTGTAACAGCATTCCAGCCTGTTACATTCGATGCTTATGCAGATGGATTTAGTGAAAATAATTTCGCTAGGGATGGATATAATAACCCACCTAGGGATATATATCCATCAGGATATAAGGCTAATGGTGTGCCAAATCTAGACCCTGCAGAACCAATGAATTATACAGAACAAGTTATTAGAAGTAGTGCAAACACATATACATTTACAGGTGGCGTAGACAATTTAAGTGCTGTATATAAAGTTATTAAATATAACTTAAACGAAAATGCATTTGCTCCTAATAGAACTAATAGTATAAGAATTTCCAATAGCATTTTATCTGGAGGTAATATAAGTCCTGGTGATGCTATTACAAATTCAAATGGAAACACATTAATAGTCTATAATGTAGCACATGACGGCACAGATCCCAATGTTTCAATAGTTACTGCAGGTTTTAATAGTTGGCCTGGCGGTAATATAGGTAATACAGCATTTAGTGTAGGAGATACAGTTTCATGTTCAAGCGGAACAGGAACAGTAACAAGTGTAGAGCAAGGATGGGTTGGAGTTCAAGAATTTGTCCGATCTAATGCTAATTTAACGGTTAGCAATTTAAACGCAGACCCTGATAATACTGAATTAGAGGCACTCATAGTAGGGCCTGGTGGTGGTGGTGGCTTAGGTGCCGCGGCATATGTTAACAACCCACCAGTCAACCATTTTGGTTATAATGGTTCTGCTGGAGGTGGCGGTGGAGGTGGTGGATATAAAACTGCAAATATTTCCTTTACAGAATTCGACATATCTTCTAATACAACAGTATCTATAGGCAAAGGAGGATATGCATCAGTTAGTCCCAATGGGACTAGAGAACCTACGCCAGAGCCAATTACTGTTGATCAATACGGAACCGGTCTTTTTATTAATGGTAGTGCATATTCTAATGTATCTATTGTAAGCATTACTGGTAATGTAGCCGCAGGAACCTCAGGAGATATTATAAAAGTTGAAGGAGGCCAAATTTTAGGAAATGTAAACACTATAGCGATTTACAATTTAGTGAACAACAGTGATTATGATTGGAGCAATTATAATGCTATAGATTTGGGCCATACAGTAACAAATTTACAACTCATTTCATCCTGGAACGAATCTGCTGGTGGTTATGAATTATCTCAGCAACTTGCAGGCAGTAATGTTTTACTTAGCCCGCCTGCAAATGCAGTAGTAAATTATGATAGTTCTTTAAAATATAAAGCCGGAAGAGGTGGTGGTGGAACTAGTATTTTAGGACAAAACCAAGGTGGCAGTGGTGATTATACTCAAGTTCATCAAGCACAATCAGGTAATTATAGAGGATCTGGTGGTGGGTCCGCCGCATTATCTACACAGGTGTCAGGCACTAACTCAGAACGACTATATGAAATAGGAACTGGAGGAAATATATCTGGAAACTCAGGTGCATTTGGTTTTTACCAACAAACAACATTATCAGGCTTTGATGTTACAGTTACAGCAGGTGGTGGTGGTGGTGGTGCTGGAGGTTCTGGTTCGAATGCAAGTATTAGTATAAGTGGTGCAGGTTTTAAGGGTGCTAATATACTTGCAGGTGGTTCTGGTGGAGACGGAATAACAAATAGTATTACTGGAGAAAATATTGTTTACGCCGCTGGAGGTGGTGGCGGGGGTGCTGTAGCAGGTGCTGGTGGTAGTAGTAATACAGGCGGTATAGGTGGCAGTAATGTTAATATTTTAACTTATCCTGTTTTAAGTTCACCGCCTATAACACCATTTGGTAGTGCTGGTCCTGTTACAAATACAGCAGGTGCTCCAGGAACAGGTAGTGGTGGTGGTGGAGCAGGTGCATTGGCAAATGTAGCACTTTTAACATCAGATTATAATACATCATTTGGTGGACGGTTATTTGCAGTAGGTGGGCACCAACCGCCTTTTAATCCAAACAGTCCTAATCCAGAATTAGATATGAATTATCCTGGCGCAGGGGCATCTGGAACAGTTATTTTTCGTTGGAAGTATCGTTATAAAAAACTTTCATTGTAAATTAACAAAAAGGATAAATACATAACATACAATGTTGGCATATCAACATTGATTATCCTATAGGAGTATACAAATGTCAGGTCGATTACTGAGCTTTTCACAATATTTGGGCGGGGCGGACAACGTCAAGGTCGAGGAATTTTTTCCAGATGACCAAAAAACTTATACATACAATTTTAACAACGCAGATGTGTCAGGTTACACATTTAGTGCTGATTATCAGTCAATTTTATTATCAGATGTAAGTTATAATAATATTACTGGTGATCCAAACTTTTCAGACAGTAATGTATCAGGGTATTTTTCAAATACTGCTAATGTTAATGCCTCAACATATATAAACACTACTAGTGCCGGATCAGGCTTAGTAGCATTAACTATACCTGCACAAAGGTATACAGGTAATGTGATGCCAAATGCTAGAGCTAATGTAGTATGCACCGTATTAAGTTTTCAATGGGAAACAGACGATACTCCACCACAAAAACAACGACATAGATATGCAATTTTAGAGAGATTTGATCCAAAAGTTGGCAGAGTGCCAGGGGATCCAGCAAACGAATCAACCTTTGTAGCACTATAAGGAGGTAGTTATGTCAAATGTGACAGTTTCAACTACAGACTTAAATGTTAGTGTAGCACAAACAAATTTATCAGTATCTGTTAACGAAAGTAACAATTTAATTACAGTAACTCAGCCTGTTAGTAATGTATCAGTAACAAATACTACTCTGGGTAACATAGTAGTTAGTGAACAGGGTATATTAAGTAATGTCCAGATAAGGAATAGTTTAAGTGTAGTAGATACAGGCTATGACTTAGGAAGTTTAACTTACAGTAATGCAACAGGTATTTTTACTTTTGTAGGCATTAATAATGCTGAAATTACAAATTTAATTTCAAACAATCCAGCAAATGTTAGAACTGCACTTTCTAACACATCACCTATCACATACAATGCCAGCACAGGTGTTATAGGATTAGAACAAACATTAGACGATTTAACATTAGTCAAATGGCAAGAAACTATTATAGACGGCGGAAATGTATCAGGAGCAATAAACTTTGATATTGCACAAGGCACAATACATACATGCACTTTAGTTAATGATGTTACAAACATTACTTTAAGTAATATATCATCAGGCGGGTCTGCAACTCTATTTTTAAAACAAGACGGCATAGGTGGTCATACCATGAATGCCAATATCACTAATTGGAATTGGACTAGTGATTATAAAACATTAGATACATCACCTAGTGCAGAAAATGTTATAAATTTAATTTATGATGGCACATATTACTATGCAAGTTTATCAGAATTTAATGGCAACATATCTGAAACATCTAATATAGTAACAACTGGTAACATTACTGCTAGCCATTTTATTGGTAATGGTAGTGAATTAACCGGTATGTATGGAAATACTAATGTAATATCATTATTTGACAATTATAGTAATATAATTAATACAAGTGCAAATATAATTTCTACAAGTAACATTATTATAAAAGATGGTGCAGTAGATAGTGCAGGATTTAGACAATCAGGCAATGTATTTGCCAGACATGCCACTTTTGGAACTACAGGAAGCGTTAACGGTAATATATCAGCAGGTAATATTTCATTAACAGGTAAGATAGGTGCTCAAAGTTTTGAAGGTAATGGTTCCTTATTAACTGGTATTGTTGCCAGCAAGGCTGAGCAAACTCAAACATCTGCTTTATCTGGTAGTTTTTATCAGAGAGGTTTAACAGCAGGACAATTAGTAGCAATTAGCACACCACCTGTTCAGGCATTCGGGGGTGGGGATTCAGTAACAAGCTCACCACAAGTTCATCCAGCAGATGCTGGAAATATTCAACACAGAGCATTTGGTATTTCTACAGTAACAACTACTAACTATTTAGAATTTCAACAAATTATTACTAGTGGAACAGTAACCGGTCTAGATATATCAGAAGACTTTAGAGTGGGCGATACACTATATATGTCAACAACTGCAGGAGAATTTAGTAATGTTGCTCCTACTTTTGCAAGTAATGTAGTAATACAGCAAGTAGGATTTGTTGTTGAGCCTGCATCTGGCGGCAACAGTAATGGTAGAGTATTTTTAGATATTAGACCTGCTAATCAAGTGGATGTTACAACTACTGCAAACATACATGCTAGTGGTAATATAAGCGGTAATTTTATTTTAGGTGACGGTAGTCAGTTAAGTAATTTACCTAGTGGCATATCTAACGCTCAAGCCCAAGCCTTTATACAAAGCAATGGCTTAACTATGACAAGTGCTATTAGCAGTAATAGTAATGTTACAACAACTGCTAATACTAGTGCTGTTCACGGAACATTTACAGGTGCTACTGGTATAACAGTTACTGGTAATGCAAGTATTGGTGGTAACTTAAATGTAACAGGTAACATAAACTCAGAAACAGTAGTTGACTTGTTTGTAGAAGACAGAAACATAACATTAGGTTATGGCACAACAGGTGCACCTAGTGCCAACAGTCAAATTATTATAGACAGAGGCAGTAGTGCAAACACATACCTTAAGTGGGACGAAGGCACAGACAAGTGGAAGTTTAGTAATAATGGTAGCACAGAATTTGTTTTACCAGAAAGCACAACAGATTTAGCAGAAGGAACAAATCAATACTTTACAAATACCAGAAGCAGAGGTGCTGTAAGTGTAACACAGGCCAGTGCCAGTGGTGCAGGAACATTAGCATACGATAATGGCACAGGTGTATTTACATATACACCACCTGATTTAAGTTCATTTGGAACAAGTAGTTTAACAAACGCACAGGCACAGGCATTTATACAAAGCAGTGGATTGAGTATGACTGCTAATGTTGATAGCACTAAATCCATTAATTTAACATACCCAGATACTGTATTATCAGGCATAGTAGTAAAAGCAGATAGTCCAGGTTCAGGAACTACTGTATTAGATGTTACAAGTGCCAGATCAGGTGACGGTGGTCCTCAGAATCACTATAAAAAATCAACAGGAACTATCGCATCACCAGGTGCTATAGGCACAAGAGATTATGTATTAAGAACCCAGTATTATGGACACGATGGCACAGATTATATTAACACATTCGGTTCACATGTGTATCAGGATTCAGATGTTGGAGGCGTAAGCACAGATGTTGTGCCACTAGCATATGAAATTTATACAGATCAGGCAGGTGACCATAACGATGGCTTTATACAAAGTATTGTAAGATACGATTCAAACAGAAATATTATATTTAATGATACTGGCACCAGAACATTTGGTAATGGACAGGGTAATGCAAACATCACACAAGATGGCACAATTAATACTGTTAGTAACATAAATGCAACTGGTAATATTACAGGCGGTAATATATTAGGCACATTTGTAGGTGGTGGCGCAGGAATAACAGGACTTACAACTAGTATTGTAAGTGAAGGCACAAATCAATACTTTACAAATACCAGAAGCAGAGCCGCAATTAGCACAACTAATGCTAGTGCAAGTGGTGGGGGAGCATTAGCATATGATAATGGAACCGGTGTGTTTACATTTACACCAGCAGTTCCAGGCATTGCTTTAACAGATTTAAGTGTATCAACAGCAACACCTAGTGGCAACGGTTCACTAAGTTACAATAATGGCACAGGTGTATTTACATTTACACCAGCAGATGCAAGTGGTGGTGGTGGCGGTGGCATATCTAATGCAGATGCACAAGCCTTTATACAATCTAACGGTTTAAGCATGACTGCTAATATAGACAGCACTAAGAGTATGAACTTTACATACCCTGATACAATACTAACTGGTTTAAAATTTGTATCTGATACTGCTAGTAGTGGTATAAGCATTTTAGATGTAACTAGTGCAAGATCAGGAGATGGTGGTCCACAAAATATATACCGTAAAGCAACAGGTAGTATTGCATCACCAGGAGCATTAGGAACACGTGACTATGTAAGACGTGAGAAGTTCTTTGGGCATGACGGCACAGATTATTTAGAAACAATGGGCACAATGGTGTATCAGGACTCAGATGTTGGGAGTGTAAGCACTAATGTTGTTCCACTAGCATACGAAATATATACTGAACAAGGTGGAGATGTAAACCACGGCTTTAATCAGAGTATAGTAAGATTCGATGCAGACAGAAACATTATCTTTAATGATACAGGCACCAGAACATTCGGTAACGGTAATGGTAATGCTAACATTACTATGGACGGAACAATTAATACTGTTTCAGCCATTAATGCAACTGGTAATATTACAGGTAATTACATTTTAGGTGATGGCTCACAACTAACAAATTTACCAGGTGGTGGATCTGGTATATCTAACGCCCAAGCACAAGCATTTATACAAAGTAATGGCTTGGCTATGACTGCCAATGTAACTAGTAATAAACTTATTACTACAACTAGCGATATCTCAGGTGCTAATGTAACAGCAACAGCAACATTAGAAACTGAAATGTTAAATGCTGGTAGTTACACAATGAATACTGCTATATATGGTAATTCAATTACTGGTAACTATGACACAATAATTGTAAGTGCAGGCAATCATGAACCTAATTTAGTTGACGGAACACCAGTTGTAATTGCAGATACTGACGCAAATAACCCATTTGCAAATGGCAGTATAAAAGCAGATAACACTTTTTATGTTAGACAAAATTCTTCCAGTAGTGGATACTATTTCTTGTATCAACAACCAGATATGGCCACTATATCCACATCAGGCGG